GATGTATGTGTCCGGAGCATCTTTAATATGTTCTATATCTGTTTTTTTTTGATATTTTTTAGCCAACTCTTCTTTTGAAGCTTTAGACATTATTCAACAATATATTTAATTATATTTATATTTTTTTTTAAATAATATTTAATCAATTTATTTTGCGCGTTCATTTATATTTAGCATATTATATTTTTTTATTTATTATATATATAATGGGAAGAAACTGGAAAAGAACCTCTGATGGTAAAGTCATGGTCCATGGCAAAAAATACGAAGTACTTGTTGGCTCAAGACGCCAAGTTTGGAACGGAACCGCTTACAAAACGCAACCTGGTAAGAAAGCACTCACTAGAAAACACTTAATGCAGAAGAAAAGCGGCAGAATTGTAAGCAAAAGAAAGAGCGCTCAGGCAAAGACCAAGAAGAACCTTGGTGCTTACATCACTCTTGCCAAGAAGAGAAAGGGCAAGAAATTCCAGAAAATGACCAAATCTATGGTCAAAGGAAAGAAGAAATCGCGCAGAACTAAGAAACGCCGCAGACGCTAATTTATTTTTATAATATTTTATCATAAAAATAAAAAAATATTAATGTTTTATTCATTTTATATAAATAATCAATCAGTAATCACTTTACCAATACATATTTCAGCGCCACCAGGATTAACAATAATGACATGTTCTTTGTCTTCTTCCATTTCTTCCAAATCAATTTTTGGAACTGTATAACGATTTTTATTATTTGCCAAAGTTCTACGCATTTCAATATACTCTCTAATTAATTCATCCTCATACCTTTTTTCTTCTTCCATTTCTTGTCTAATTCTGCGCACTCGCTCCTCTCGACTATTAACATAACTATCTACAATAATACATCTACAACACAATAAATAAATTAGTACTATTGTCATTAAGAGCAGGAAAGAAAGAAATACAATTAATGTTATTACTTCCATTTTTGTTTTTAATGATACCAGTAAATCATTAAAAATTTTATTCAATTTAATAAATATAATCCATAAAATATTGCTTACTCACAACTCGTTCCTTCTCCCCTTCTTCTTTTAATAAGTTACAATAGTTTTTATATAAATGAATTGGAGAGATTTTTTTGATATTTGACACTTGAATATTTAACCTAGATAACGCGTTATATACACTCTGTTTTTTATTCCATAAATCACACTTATAACCACAAATCTTTTTATTATTTGAAATTTTAACAAATGTGAAAAAATGTTTAATGATGTTCGATAATTCTCTTTCACTTGTCGTTTTTATCTTGCTTTTTTGTTTAAATAAATAAAATATTTCGCTTAATTCTAATTCATCATCGGCATCCAATTTTATTTGTTTATCCCAAAATTGTAAAAATCTTCGTACAATTTTCAATTCATCGCTATATAACCCTAGTATATTGTCATTATTCCCACTTAAATCGTTTGAATGTTTGAACTCTCGTATTTTCATAGTAAATTTTTGTAAAGTAAAAAGACCGGGTATATTTTTATTCATCACATATTGTTTCCATAAATAATATAATTCATTCGTATTAATAACTGAATTTTCTTTTTTCATTAGATTTGAATGTATAAATTGTTTAAGTATATCATCATCTTTTTTTCCTTGTAAAAATAAAATCTTTTCTTTATTTTCTATTTTACTTTTCAAAAAATTCTCAGCATTATCATAACGCGACGAATAGTGCATAGCAACAAATACTAAATCTAAAATATTTTCATTAATAAAATATTTCCAATAATGATTATCCTCCGTTATAGAATTAAAATCTATTATACGATATTTATCATAATTATTTTCATCATAATTATTAAAAATAAAGGATTCAATTATATTTTTATTATTGAAATAATCTTTATAACAATCCAGGATATGATCAAAAAAAGAGCGGCATGTCGGCGGCACTAAATAATTCTCTCCATATTGTTTTTTTAAAATATTATCACCTAAGATACATAAAAAATATTTTGCTTCTGTCTTGGTTTTTAAGAAAAGAGGATAAAAAGAATTTATTATTTTTTGTATCGTCTTTGATTCAGGTATACCAGAGTCAAGTTTTGTCTTTTTGATTTTTTCTATTATATTATCTTTTATTGTTTGTTTATTGGAGAGAATTTTCTCATTTTTTGATATTTCACATAGAATAGTATGCCATAAATCATCTTCATTAATAGTACAATAGTTAACACAATCATATTTAATAAAAATATCTGATTTTTTAATATAAAAATATTGAACATCACTTGTCATAAAATTTTCAATAAATTCTTCTTCATAATTTTTTTTATGTTTATCATCTTTCTGCCAACAAATCGCTTCTAAGGGTAATTTATAACATATACTAAATGTTAATTTCTCTATCATATGTGGTTCATCTTTGTATTTCCTAAATAACTCCCTTACTTTCTTAAGTGATTTATCCATATAATTTTAATTTCAAATAAAATTTTAAGTTAAAATTATCATAAGTATTTAAAAGAAACGCGTCAAAAATAATATATATTATGTCAAACTCTAAATATGTTTTGGAAATAAAAACAGTTCAAATTGCCCCATTTCGAACTTTGATGACCGCTTTAAAAGACATATTACTTGAAACAAATATTACATTTCAAAAAGACGGACTTCGTATTATTAATATGGATAAAAGTCATACCATTTTAGCACATTTATTTTTAGATGCCAATAAATTTGAACATTATTATTGTAAGTATCCTAAAATTGTCATAGGTGTTAATATGTTTCATTTATTTAAATTAATTAATTCTATTGACAATGATGATACTTTAACTATATATATTGAAGAGTCTGAATATTCCGATGGTATTGTCAATTACCTCGGTTTAAAATTCGAAAATGGTGAAATCCAACAATCCAAAAATCAAAAACTGAAACTAATTGAGCCTGATGAAGATGAACTTGAATTACCTAGTGTTCAGTTTTCATCTGTTATAAATTTACCTTCAAGTGATTTTCAGAAGATTATTCGTGACCTTTCCAATATTTCTGAGCGCCTTGAAATTAAATCTGTTGGCAATGAACTAATATTTAAATGTCAAGGACCATTTGCTAATTGTGAATTAAGTCGCACGGAAATGGACGGTATTACAGAGTTTATTCAAAAGCAGGATAGTAGTACTATTATACAGGGTGAATTTTCGTTGAAAAATTTGGGATATTTCATTAAATGTACTAATCTTTGTAATTCAATTGAAATGTATTTGGAGAATGACCTCCCACTTATTGTTAAATATTCTGTTGCTAGTCTTGGTGATATTAAATTATGTTTGGCGCCTTTACCTAGTTAATTATCCAGGAAGTAGATTATTCATAATCATTCTAACACGCCATATAGCTTTTTTATCACATCTTTGGCATAAATTTTTTGATAATATATTTATTTTTTCACAATCTTTTGTTTTCTTTAAAAAAATGCCGTTTGATTCTTTATTGAAAATTTGTTGATTATGTTTACGACAACCATAAACATATTCTAAAATTTTATAATTTATCTCATATGGAAAGTTTTCCATTAAAACTAATCAATATTTTATTTAATGATTTAAAACTAATTGTTTTCCATAATAAACAATATATCCTATTCCCAGGATACTTGCCAAATGCTTTAAATGTTCTGTATTTCTTTTAATACCCAAAACAAAAAATAACGGTATTATTACCAATACATCTAAAAAGAATTGACCATTTATTGTATTTTCTTGAAATGTTTTAAATCTAAAGTAAAGTAATAATATTGACATAATAATAAGCCAAGCTCCTTTCATTTTAGTTATTGAATTAAACCCCATTGCTAAAAAAAAGTATCCTATTCCGAAAATATGCGCTAATTTCTGTATATTTGGTTTATTATACTGTATTTTTAATTCACAACAACCTTTTTTAAATAAGGTTATTACTGTATCATTTTTATTCATTATAAAAATGATTCTATAATTAAATATATATTTTAACATATTATGGTTTATGTTTTTTAAATAAACAACCCTGAAAAGAAACATTTTCAATTTTGTTTAATACATTTACATTCTGAAAATCTAATGTAGACGTCCAAATTTTTAATATACAAAATGATTTTTTTGGTGACACTGTAATACCATTAATTGTAGTTAAAAATTTTTCATTATCTGTTAGTGTTTCACCAGTTAAAAGATAACTTATTGTTTTCCAGATTTCTGCTATATTTTTATTAGCAATTTTAAAAGAAAAACAACCACCGTTTATATTTTTTGGATCTTCCCACATAGGTTTTATACCCTTTCTCATAAAAAACAACATACAATTTTTAATCATCAAATCTGGCAAACTATTATTTAAAGCAATTACTTGTTCAGCTTTAGTTACTTCATAAATTTTAATATAACTCTTTAAAGACCAGTCAGTATTATGTGGTAAATGCGCCCATAAAACCCATTTATCATATAAGCTATGTTTTTGTGAGTTTTCTACTTGGGAATTCTCCATTATGATTTAATATTTAGATTTTTCTTTAATTCATTTAACTAAATTATATTTTCCTATATGTTATTTCTTCATCTTTTTTAAATATTTCAATATTATCCTTATTTGTTAAATCTAACATCACTATATTTTTATCCATTACAGATAAATTATAATCGTCTGGTATTTTCTTTTCATAATGTTCAATCATAAAATATTTCATAAAATTTTTATTTACTATTTTATTTCCATCGCAAAAATATTTTGATAATTCATCTGTAATATCATGGTCTTTTTTCTTATTTTCTTTTGAATAAACAATTTGCGAATTAATAAACAATTTATTAAAATGTTCTGTATCCTTAACTTTATTCCTTATTGTTTTAATATTTTCATCATCTTTGATATTTAATTCATCCTTACTTAGTTGAATATAGCATTTTTTCTCTTTGTTAAAAATAAAAATATCATGGAATTCCTTATTTTCTTCTAAAGTTCCATTGTTTTCTAAATATATTTCTTTTTCAGAAAAATCAAGTAATCCTTTAAAATAATATCCATTTTCACCAATAAATGTAACTTTATAAGTGTCATCGCTCGCAGTTTTAATTATATCCCTCATGACATCATCATCATGTTTATTTTTTTTACATTTTTTAACAAGTTTTAATGTTTTAGCACGTGTTTTATTGTAAATTTTTAAAGCTTTAAATCCCTTTTCCATAAAAAACATAGAAAGCTGTTCGTTATTAGATATTTCACCTTTATTATATTTACTCAAAAGATCTACTGAAATATACAATAACGATATCATAAAAACACCATACACAAAATCATACAACATATATTTATATATATATACAAAAATATATGTTTATATTTTTTAATATTAATTAATAATTTGATAGACGTTGGTCTCTAATGGTATTCATATCCACATTTTTACCATGTTCCGTTTCAAATTCAAATCTATAATTACGTTTTACATCAATCGGTTCAGCCGCAGAATAACCACCTACATCCACACCCTTTCCATGTTTGTAATGACCGTTGTCGCCATCTCCATGGTCGTGATATAAAATAACATCTCTATTACCCTTTTCTTCTCTAGGGTCAACACGTCTTATCTTTCCTGTTTTCGGGTCTAAGTTAAAAACAAAGAGAAGCATTGTTACTATAACTGACATTAAAATAAAAGGTATAAAAATAATAATCCAAGATAATATTCCTAAACCTGCTAGGCATAAGTAATTTAATAAAAATGTAAAAATAATTGTTAATAACAATTTGATTAATGCTGTATTATACATTCCCTTAAAAGTGTCTATTAATACTTGTGCTACTGAAAATATTAAGTATATTAAAGCCGGCGTACATAATTTTGATGCTAACATTAAATTATATATATAATTAGTATAAAAATAATTTAAAAAATTATAGGTTCTCCGTTTACGAAATGCCCAACAACATCGCCGATATCATCATCTTCTAAAATACCATAAATATTCCCTACTTTATTTTCACTCGCATAATACGTAACCCCATCGTATTCAAATTCTTCTACTTCTTCATCTTCATCTTCATCGGATTCTTCATCATCTTCATTTACTGTATCCCCAACATCACCCGCATCCGCATCCTCATCAGCATCCTCATCAGCATCCTCATCCGCTTCCGCATCCTCATCCGCTTCCGCATCCTCATCCGCTTCCGCATCCTCATCAGCATCCTC